AAAATTCTGCTACACATAAGTTTCTACCTTGTGTAACTAGGGATGATTTAAGTAATGTAAAACTACATTGTATTCCTTCTTTAGAACACGCCATTTGAAACTTTAACACAGCTTGACAGTAATGCATACTGACATCACTATGACAAGGAGTACATACCATTATCTTGTAAGGTGAAGTACCTAAGTTTATTTCTACCATTTTATTTTCTACCTTATTGGTTTTAATTGTTTGATAGGTATCATCATTTGCTGTTTCGGTTTTATCTACGTTAAACCATATTGGTTCATTTGGCTTTGGCATTAAGAGCTCCTTTTAAAAATGTTTTCCACGAAGCAGCTTGCTTAGGCCAAGAATAATATATCTGAGTGTAATTAGCTTGAGTGGTTAAATGACTATGTATCTGTGGCTCGTGTAAAGTTTCTGCAGCGGCAGAAATACCATAGGCAAACTTTTCTGCTAACGCTTTATAATTACTGTCATAAGGAATATACATTGGAAACTCTGCTCCTGTTTCAAACAAAGCTCCATAATCGGTTACAATACTATATAAACCCGCAGACATTGCTTCTAATAAAGAAATACAAGAAGTCTCTTCAAAGATACTGGGATAAGCATACATGTTATAATTTGGTAAATGTTCTCTAATATATTCATTTGGTTTATATCCAATGTAATTTACATTAGGTAAAGACTCAGCTTGGTCATATAATGCTCTATAGTTATAATCATTTTGTTCATGAAAATCTTTGCCATAAACTTCGCATGAAGAATAAACATCTAAAGTAATTAATGGGTTTTTAATTAATTGCATTGCACCAAGTAAAACAGATAATCCTCTCCAGGGCGTGTTCTGATGAATTATTTTAATAGGTTTACCTTTTTCATAATGTGGAGATTGTTTTATTTTTTCAACTCCATTTTTAATAACCACACATTTTTCAGTAGGGATACCAAACATCATTCTAAATTTTTCATAATTCCAATGAGAATTAAAAACATACCAATCATATTTGTGATGATTAGCTTTATTTTTAAACCACGGATATAAATTAGGTTGATCGTAAGAATTTTTTTGCCAAAGTACATTAAGTTTATTAGGATCTAAGGGTACTTTACCCGGTACGCTAGTACAAATTTGTACTTGATCTAATAAATTTTTATCTACGTATTGATGTAGAAAACCTAGTTGTAATTCAGTTCCGCCTTTAGGGCTTTGGTTTCTTATTTTCATTCATAACTTTCTGGAAAACATCCAATCCTTTCGGTGAGACTTGAACTGTAACATCGGTTACAATGTCAGGACCCTCTACTTTCTCTTTAGACGTTTCGCCTGTTTTTGTGTTTCTATAAATTGTTAATGTTGTGCAATCTATTTTATGTATATTATCCGTTTTCATTCTCTCTGTTTATAAGTGCGTAACTTACAACACCTGTTACTTCATTTGCTGTATCTGCTTGCATCTTTATAACATCTCCTGCTTCTAAATTCAAGGTATTTACAATCATATTTGTAGAACTTTTATTAAGCTGCGCATGACCTACTTCTACATCACTACCACCAGATTTTTTTAAATATAAATCTGCATCTACGTTTGATGCATCCTGGTGGCTAGCTTGTACAGTTTTTACAATAGCTACTGCCGACACAGATATAGTTAAAACTGTAGTTAAATTAGTTGTAGTTAGATCAAATACTTCGCTTTTATATTGTATTGTCATGATAAAAAATAATTAAATGTATCTTGTTCGTTTTTTAAATCTTGTTGAAAAGAAAAATTAAGTTGTTGTTTCATTGTAGTCATAGACTCAATAATTTGTCTTTGATTTTCGACGTCATATTCTTGTCCTGGTTCAGGTATATAGTTAGTTAATTTAGCCATTATTTTTTAGTTTTATCTACACCTTTTATTTTGCCTTTATTCTTTGAAGCATAAAATACAGTCTTACCTTTTTTCTTACCATATCTATTCTTCATAGATTTCATTATTTTTTTACCTTTTGTAGTAAGTGGCATGTTATCTCCTTCCGTCTGGTTGAGCGTCCATTCTAAAACTGCCATAACGCCAGGTTTCACCTGCAGCATCATTCTCTATTTTTAAAGATAGTAGTCTTCCTCGAGCTCTAGTATCTACTTTTTCAGTAGAGGTTGTTATTGTAAAAGGACCTAAAGGCGATCCTGTTTGATCTTCAGAGGGGTAATCAGATATAAATAAAGTTACCTTAGAGTTACCTACTAAAAATTTATAATCTGGCATAAATCTTCTCATCGACATAAATATTTCACCATCATCAATATCAAAATCTCCGGATCTAATAAAGGCATTAATTGAAGTTCTTCCAGAACTATTAACTTGATCGTTTCCTGTTTCATGAGCATAGTAAATACTTGCGCCATACTTACTGGTTATACCCAAAATATCTGGAAAGACTGGAGTAGTTGTGCTTTCATAATCTGTTGCATAAGGTTTATTAAAGACTCCTTGATCTTGGTAAGTAGTTCTATCTAAAGAAGAGGTAGTCCAAACTCTTTCTTGATAATTATATGTTACGCATCTATCAATTTGAGTAGATCCATCTTTTGGATAAAACCAATTTACTTCTGTATATAAAGAATTGGGTGAAGAAAAAATTACATCAGATGCGTTAAAGTTAAGACCTAAATCTCCGTTTTGTGTTGTAAAAACAAAGTCTTCTACTAAACAAGGTAGAGCTTTAACTGTACCATCATACGCAAAAAAACCACCTTCATTAGACATCCAATATATAGCTCCATTGACATATGAAGCTGCATGTTGTCCAATACATCCACAATTAGTGCCGACTTGTCTAACACTAAATGTAAATGGTGGACCCACAAATTGAATTACATATGCAGCAAGATCAGTTAGTACAAATACATAATCCTTACCTTGAAGTGCTGCTCGTATTTCATTACCTGTATCTAATCTAAAGGTACCTGCAGTATTGGTAGCGGTAGGTAGATAAGTATTTAAATCTTCTTGGTTAGAAAATCTTACAAACATTGGATCTTGTGTTGTAGAGTCACCAATAGTTGTTTCAGTTCCAAAATGAAATAAGTGTCTATCTCGATCAGAGACTAAAGTAAATCGACTAGCTGTAGGGTTGTTGCTGGTTGGAACACCCGATGTGGTTAAAGAGGCTCTATTGGCTCTTGGACTTGCTGCTCCAGCGTTCCAAGTAAAAGTTTTCCCGTTAAATATAGTTGCAACAAGAACTTGACCAAAATTATCAAGACTCCAATTTCCTGGGTCTAAGATTACACTACTTGTAGATCTTTCAGTGCCCCAAGTTTCAGCTCCCCAAGAAGATGTTCCCCACCCATAACCCGTTGTTTGAGTAGTGGGTCCAACTTCAACGTATGGATTAACAGTTGCTGCACCTGCTGCAGTCATGCCTGTTCCTCCTTCAGCTCTTACAGCTTGAACTGTAAACTTATCTACATTTGCTACTGTTAAAATTTCATAAACTTTTTCTAATTCTGCTGCGGTGTAATCTGATGCTCCAGTAACAGTCACTCCTGATAGAGTTACATATCTTCCAACCTCTAAACCATGTGATCCTTTATTTACTTGTAAAACATTTGAACCATTAACAGTTGTTAAGGTACATCCAGTAATTGCTGTATCTAATGGAGTAATGTCATAAAAGTCATTACCATAATATAAAAATAAACCTTGAGAGGTACCAATAGCAGCGTATTTTTCACCAGCTAGTGAAGTCCAAGCTAATTGTGCTCTAGCTGCCCCAGGTAAAGTTTTAGATGCAGCAGTTAGTTGTTCCCATCCTCCTATTTTTTCAGGAGCAGTATATCTGAAACGCACAAAATCACCATCTACCCATTTTCCAGGGAGGGCTGAGGGTACGCTTTGTTTGTTAAAACCAGGTGCAAAATCTACTTTTTTTAAGGCCATAATTGTGTTATATATTAGTTTTTAAAAGAATGAAAGATACAATATAATGTCCTTTGACCATAAAATATCAGATTTAAAGCATAGAATCAAATGAAATTAGTATATTCAATTCCTGATAAACTTTATTACATACAAAATTTTTTAAACTATTCTATTTATAAAGGTATTCATAATTCTATATTTAAAGAACGTAAAAATATAAATTTACATACCTCTAAAAGTGTATGGTCAGAAAAATTAATAAATAATATAATCCCTCCAAAAAGAGTAGGTGTATCAAATTACCCACCATTTGAAAAATTAAAGACTTTAACTCATCACAATCAATTTTATCAATTAAAAGATATTAAAGATATTACTGCTAATATTCATTATATGGAAAAAGGAGCAGGTATTAATTGGCATGATGATAGCAGTTGGCTATATGGAGCAACATACTATATTAATAATAGATGGAATACTCAGTTTGGTGGAGAATTTATGTTTACAAGTGAAAATGGTCATGGTTACATACCGGTAGTAGGTAATTCTTTAGTAATAATAAAATCTCCACTTCAACATAAAGTTAATCCTGTATTAAGTCCAATCGTGCCACGAGTATCCGTGCAAATGTTTATAAAATAAATGTATATATTTTCTACACACATCGGTCATGATGGAGCTTTTTCAATAGCTAAAGATAATGAGTTATTAGTTCATTGTCAATTTGATAGATTTAATAGACAAAAAGGTCAAGAAACTACATGCTCTAATTTTTTTTATTATTTAAGTTCTTTGAATATAAAATTTGATATAGTTTTAATTACTGATTTAAATGTAAGGGGTCAAGAACATATATTTCATGAAATATTTTGGACGAACTTTCTAAAAAGATTTAATTTAACAAAAAAAGAAACAGAATTTAAATTTTACATAAATGACAAAACTAGACATCATCATTTATATCATGCCTATTGTAGTAAAGCCACTTTAGGAAATAATAAAAACTATGTCGTCATAGATGGAGCAGGGTCCCTTGTTGAAGAAACTAATAATCTTGAATCTGAATCTTTATACAATAATGATTTTAAAAAAATAAAAGTTACTTCAGATGGTTTAGGACATTCTTATTCTCATGTAACTGGTAATCTTTTACAGGAACCATATATTTTTGCATTTCAACAATGTGGAAAAACAATGGCACTTTCACAATATGGAAATAAAAAAGTGGGTATAGATAACATTTTAAAAAATAAATTAACTACATTGAAAAATGATAAAAATACTCAAAATATTTTATATACTTTTCAAAAAACATTTGAAAAAAAAATTAAAGAAAAAATGCCATTAGAAAATGTAAATTATACCGGTGGATGTGCTCAAAATATTTTAGCTAATTCTAATTTTTTAAATTACAAAAATTTTAATATAGATCCGATTTGTACAGATTCTGGTATTTCTCTAGGTCTTTTAAATTTTTATTTAAAAGGAAAGTTAAAAAAAATAAACAGTGTGTATTTAGGGCCAAAACCGAATTATGATTATTTATATTTATTTAAAGAATACAAAATATCAGATAGTGATGAAAATAAAGTTTCTGAAATACTTAAAGATAATCCTGTTGCATTATTTCAAGGTAGGTCTGAACAAGGACAAAGAGGTTTGGGAAATAGGTCTTTGTTAATTAATCCTGATAATAAAAATGCTATAAAAAAAATTAATGCTATTAAAAAAAGAGAATGGTATAGACCTTTTTCTCCAAGTATTATAGAAGAAGAAGCTTCTAATTATTTTAATATAGATAAAAATTTTTCATCTCCATACATGTTATATACTTTTAAAAATAAAATTCCTTTACCTAATGTTTCTGCAATAGATGGCAGTAGTAGAATTCAAACAGTAAATAAAAAACAAAATAAAAATTATTATAATTTATTAAAAGCCTCCGGATCTATTCTTTTAAACACAAGTTTAAATTTTCCAGGTCATGTTATAGTAGAAACTTTAATTGATTTAAAATACATGATGGATAATTCTACCTTGAAATATGCATGGTTACCTGATATTAAAAAACTAATTGAAAAAAAATAAAGTAAATGAAAGATAAAACAGTTAATATAACAAATTTTATAGGTGTGTACGATAACTACATAACCGAAGAAGAATGTAACAAAGCTATTAAATTATATGAAGATCAAAATAAATTTAATAATACGGTTAATAGAATAAGTGGAGAACACTCTTCAATATTACACAAACAAGATCAACAATTTTTTGCTTCTGGACATAACATAGATGTTTGGTGGGAAGAATTAAAACCAATGATGTTAAATTTTGATTTAGCTTGGAATCATTACGTTCAAAATGTAGGAGCTAAAGATGCTTATGGAGTTCCTTTTTATTTTACTTGTTTAAAAATTCAAAAAACTTTACCAACAGAAGGATATCATGTTTGGCACCTTGAACATGGTAAAGGGTTTGATAATGAACCTAGAGCTTTTGTTTTTAGTATTTATTTAAACGATGTTGAAGAGGGTGGAGAAACAGAATTTTTACATTTTTCAAAGAGAGTTCAACCTAAAACAGGTAGAATAGTTATATGGCCGGCTGGTTTTCCATATGTACATAGAGGTAATCCACCTTTATCAGGTGAAAAATATATTCTTACTTCTTGGATGTTGTTACGATGAGTATGATGTAGGTCTTGAACCTAATCTAGCGACTTTATCAGATTCACTTTCACCGTCCACATTATCATTATCCCAATCAGATTGTAATTGAGCTAAATGAGCTGAGTCCCATCTAGTAATGAAGTCTTGAAAGTCACCTAAATTTGCATCTTCCCAAGTAGAGTGTGGAGTGCCATCTCTGTATTCTACAGTGTCACTTGGATTTGATGTTCCATATTGAATAGCCCAAATATTATTCCATTTAGCTAGTCCCCAAAAATCATTATCAGAAATTACATATGAAGTTCCCGCTGCATCACCAGATTGTTTGATAACCATCTTGTCTTCTAATACTACTGTCCATGTTGCGTTTGTTGCCATAATTTCTCCTACGTCTTAATAATATATATCACTGTTAAATATGGTTGAACAACCGAAGTTGCGTCCCCTGAAAATGTTGCACTCATATTGTGAGAGTGACCTGAACCTGAACCAGCGTTATTTGAGTTTTTAGTAGAACCAACTCCTCCACCTGAACTGAGCCTACTATTCTCATAAGGTGCGGAATCTCCCGATGTAAAACCGTGACTATGAGATGCAAGTTGTGCTGTTGATAATGTTGCATTAGCTGTTGATCCACCAACGTTTCCAGTTGGAGCTACAGTGTTTGCTCCACCAGTTGATGCTAAAGATTTGTTGTTAGATTTTCCAACTGCTACGTTATCTTGTAAATCAGGAACGTTAAAAGTTGAGGAACCATCGCCAGCTCCGTAAGTTGTACCTACTATTGCAAATAAAGCAGCGTAAGTTGATCTTGAAACTGCTTGACCATTACATTCTAAAAATCCAGATGGTACGGACGCAGAAGACCATGGCACAATAGTGGCTGTTGGAATACCTTCGATACCTGTAAGGTTTGCTCCATCAAAATCGTATTTAGTTGCTTCGTAATTTGACATATTATTTCTCCGTGTAAGTCCATCCTGTTGTAGCGTCGCCTGAATATACTAATCCAAAAGCTGCACCTTGAGTATTAACTACAAGATCAGATGCTGCATTAGCTATATTAGAAGAGTTTCTACCAACAGTCAATGCGTTAGTATTGAAATCATAACCTTGATCTACAAAATGTACTTCATCTCCTGTAGCAGGTGAGGCTGGAAGCGTTACTGTAACTGCTCCACCATTTGTATTTACTAAAAGTTTAGCACCAGCTTGAACTGTTTCTGCTGCTGATACTGCTCTCCAGTTTCTTTGTTCATGAAGTTTTACAACATTTGTTCCGTCAGAATATAAGGTGTAATTATTTCCTTCACATAATAATACACCTGTACCTGAAGCTGTTTTAAAAGTTAAAGTATTTCCAGCATGATCACATGCGTCTTGTACTTGGTAAGTTTTTTCAACTGAGTTTGGAATACTAACTGTTAAATTAGAGGCTAAAGTCCCTGTTAATTTTATTACTTCATTTTTACCATCGGATAAAGCACCATTAGTAAAAGTTAAAGATCTTGCAGCGTTAGTTATATTAAAACTAGTAAAACCACCGATTGCTTGTTCTAAAATTAAAAGGTTAGTATTTGTAATTTGTCCCCAAGTTCCTGAGTTTTCTCCAGTTGCTTGAACTGTTAATTTTAAGTTTGCTGATGTTGAATTTGCCATATTAAATTCCTTATATCGTTTATTTTATTAAAATAAAGAGAAAGTGTCAAACTCTTTATGCAACGACTTCTCTCCAGCCTGGAGGATCTATTGGAGCGGAACCGGTATTTACATCGTTCCAGATAAGAGCATTACCACTTCCTACTGTTGTAGTCAACCCAAAACCAT